CCATGAGGTTAGATCTGGTATTAACTTCCTTATTCAGTCGCCCTCATCGGATATTAATCTTTTGGGAGCTATTGATATGCAAAAGTACCTTGAACAGTCTAGTCTAGATGCAAAAATCTTCGCACTAGTGCATGACTCGATACTCGCTGAGGTACGTGAACAGGATGTAGAAGAGTACAAGACTAGGCTCAAGTCATTTGTTCAAAAGGACCGTGGTCTCACTATTCCGGGTTGCCCAATTGGTTGCGACTTTGATGAAGGTGATGACTATTCATTCGGTAAGTTTGAGGAGAAGTTCTTTGCTAACAAGAACATTGAGGTCTTATCATAAAATAGACTTTCCCGTCTTTAGAATATCAGATGAACCTGTTATAATAGATGGGCTGGTATTCGTAGACGGGAGAGTTATAGATGATAGGAATATTCCCGCAGAAACATTGGGGCAGAGAAGGCTTCTAACTAGTCATGAGCTAGCTCCAATAAAAAAGATGCGAGAGAATATAATAGATCTTATAAAAGAAAAAATACCAGTAGAAAGTTGGTATATAGATAGACTTGGCAAACCTTTTAAGTATAAACGTACTACAAGACTTAAAATTATAAGCCATAAAATTGATAAAGTAATTTATAGGAATACTTATTCAATAATTATAGTAAATAAGGTGAACTTTCCAATAGTACTAGAAAGACCACCAAGTGGTAGTTTTGCTCAAATACTTTATTATAAGGAATATCCGTGGAAGTTATATTCAATAACGGATGAAAAGCAAAAATCTACTTTTAAGAAAGCGTAATGAAACTATCTAGAAAACAAAGACGGATGCTTGAACAAGGTAAGTTCGAAGAAGAGCAGCATATTGAAAAACTGCCTAAAATACGAACAATTAAACCCATAACAGATAACCAAAAACAAGCATTTGAAGATTTTTACGATGGTCAAAACTTACTTTTAACTGGCTCTGCTGGTACAGGTAAAACATTTATTGCTTGTTATCTAGGCTTAAATGAGGTTTTGAGAAAGCCTGAGGTTTACGATAGTTTAACGATAGTTAGGTCAGTGGTACCCACTAGAGATATGGGATTTATCCCAGGTAAAATTCATGAAAAACAGCAGGTTTATGAAATGCCGTATACTTCTATCTTCCAAGAAATGTCTATGGAGGACGATAGAAGGTTTTATGATAAACTAAAAAATCAAAATATTGTTAATTTTATTACAACATCCTTTATACGTGGACATACATTAAAGAATACAATCATAATTGTAGATGAGATTCAAAATATGAATTTCAATGAACTATGGACCGTAGTTACACGTGTTGGAAAAAATTGTAGGATTGTTTTTTGTGGTGACATAAAGCAAAATGATCTATACAACCAAAGAGAAGAAAGTGGTTTTAAAAACTTCTTTAAGATACTTCATAATATGAAGTCATTCTCTACAACCGAGTTTAACATAAATGATATTGTAAGAAGTGATATGGTAAAAGAATTTATTTCAACAGCAGATAAATTAAGCATATCACCCAATACTTAATGGAGTAATAAATGCCAAGAGCTATTATAACAAATAGGATTTTTATAGAAACAAATCCCGAAGTAGAAAAAGAGCTCTTGAGAAATTTAACATATAGCATAGCTAATTATAGAACAGATCTACCCCCTAGAATAATAACTACCGCTAGGATTATACGTGATGGACTCATGAGTATTCCTAGCGGTAGAGTTGATCTTATTCCTAAAGATTATCAAATTGTGCAGCAACGAGTAAGTAAACCAGTAGAGTTTCCGGAATTTAAGTATAAATTACGTCCCTCACAGCAAGAAATATATGATGCTGTAAACTCAGATTGTTTTATAAATGCATGGACATCTTGGGGCAAAACATTTACTGGGTTGGCGGTAGTAGGTAAGCTCAGCCAAAAAACCTTAATTATAGTACATACTCTGGCGCTTAGGGATCAATGGAGAGATGAAATAAGAAAGGTCTATAATATAGAGCCTTCTATCATAGGCTCAGGTATGTTTGATACATCTGGGCTTATTACTATAGCAAATGTTCAGAGCTTATATAAAGCTCCACCAGATTTAATAAATAAAAGTTTTGGTACGATTGTTGTAGATGAATGTCATCATATACCATCTAGGACCTTCTCTGCAATAATTGACGCTAATCATGCAACCTATAAGATAGGACTTTCAGCCTCCTCCAGACGTAAAGACGGTCTGCATGTGTTGTTTCCTGATTTTTTTGGTAAGACGCATTACAAGCCGCCAAGAGAAAACTATATGGTGCCAGAAATTCATCGTATACAGTTACCAATAAGACTAAGTGATGGAACTGAAACCTGGGCGGTGAAACTAAATAATTTGGTTACCCTAGAAGAGTATCAAAAAAGTATCGCACTGATTGCAGCTAGTTATGCATCAAAAGGGCATAAGGTACTTGTTATTGGATCTAGAACCCACCTTCTAGAAAGATGCCAAGAGATTACACCAGGTAGCATATGTATAATAGGTCAAACAAAAGACAGAGAAAGTCAGATAAATAAGATAAAGTCTGGTGAAGCAAAGATACTTTATGGAAGTACAAACATACTCTCAGAAGGTATCTCTATTAATGAACTTAGCTGTCTTATTTTAGCAACACCACTAAATAATGAACCCCTACTAGAACAGCTTATTGGACGGATTATTCGATTACAGCCTAATAAACCTAAGCCAATTGTGATTGATCCATTGCTTATAGGTAAAACAGCCAATAAACAAGCACAGTTAAGAAAGGGGTATTATTTACGCCAAGGTTACGAAATCAAAGAGCTATAAAAAATTTAGCTTGACTTTCGCTAGGAGATATGTTAAACTTATGATTCTATTCGACTGGGAAAAGATTCGTAGTGATTCTAAAGGTAAAATTGGCACTATAATTCAAATTATAAGTGCTATAACTTGGCCAGAAGTTTTACCTACTAAAAGACAACTTATAGTAAATAAATTTTATGGCAAAGATTTTTCAGGTAATTCTTTTCTACTAAATCCAGAAAGTTTACTTAATAAAAAATATGAGCTAAAAGCAAAAGATATAGTTGAGTACATAATGCTAGCCTCAAAAAGATCTTATGCGGATTATTTAATAACTGGCAATAGAACGTTAAATGTAAGACTACTACCTTATGTTATAGCAAGCAATGAACTAATAACAATTAAAAACAATGAAATATATTTCAAATATGAAGGAAGTTAAAAATGGCACTGTCATTTAATCAAGTCAAAGGCGAAGCAAGCAAAGAAAAGACTCCTAGCTATAAAATGCGCGATGGTGAAAACCGTATCAGGCTTTTTGGTGGAGTTCTCGCTAGGTACATCTACTGGGTTCCTAATAGGGAAGGTCAAAAGACTCCAGTTGAATGTCTTAGCTTTAATAGAGAGACTGAAAAATTTAATAATGGAGAAAAAGATTGGGTTAAAGAGTATTTTCCAGATCTTACTCCTGAATGGGCCTATGCAAGCCTTTGTATTGATCTGAAAGATCCCGGAGCGGTAAGAATCTTCAACCATAAGAAAAAGCTTTTTGCAACGATCGTTAATATGGTCGAAGAACTGGGAGATCCGACCGATCCTACAACGGGCTGGGATATTGTTTTCAATAAAGCAAAATCTGGTCCTAAGATTTATAATGTGGAGTACACGGTTATGCAACTTAAGTGCAAACCTAGGGCTCTTACAGAAACTGAACTTGGTATGTTCAGTAAACATCCAACTATTGATGAAGTTCTTCGTCGCGCACCTCCAGAGGATATCAAGAAGTATCTTGATGAACTTAGGGCCGGTGCCCCTTCTACTAAAGAAGGAATTGATGATGAAATTCCGGCGGAATTTAGCTGATGATTGGGAGGCGGAATTCGTTCCGCCTCCTTCTCTTATAAAAAGGTATGCATGAAAGATATATTATTTACAGCTGATCTTCACATAAAGCTAGGCGCAAAAAACATACCAACTAACTGGGCTTTAAATAGATATAACCTATTTTTAGAGCAAGTTAGTAGAATTGAAGAAAAAGCAGGATTACATATTGTAGGTGGGGATATATTTGATAGGCTTCCATCTTTGGCAGAACTATCTATATATTTCAAGTTTGTGGGTTCATGTAAAATACCTACAATTATATTTGATGGAAATCATGAAGCCACTAAGAAGAATGAAACCTTTTTTGATTCCTTAGTACAAGTAACAGCATCCTTAAATCCATTAGTAAGTGTTGTTACTAAGACTATTGAGTATGATAACTTTACTATATTACCATATGCTGATCTACATAAAAAAGATAGCATAGAAAAATGTAATAAAGCTAAACCTCTTTTTACACATGTCAGAGGAGAAATTCCTCCACATGTTAAACCTGAAGTTGACCTAGATAGATTTTATGATTTTCCAGTAGTATTTGCGGGAGACTTACATAGTCATTCAAATACACAAAGAAATATTGTATATCCAGGTAGTCCGATGACTACAAGTTTTCATAGATCACTTGTAGAAACAGGATATCTCCTTATAGATAAAAACTTTGATTGGAGTTGGCATAAGTTTAATTTGCCACAACTTATAAGAAAGACAGTAAGTTCTCCAGATGAAATGGTCCCAACAGATTTTCATCATACTATTTATGAGCTAGAAGGAGACTTGCAGCAGCTTAGCACAGTTGCAAACTCAGATCTTCTTGATAAGAAAATAGTAAAGCGAGATACAGAGGTAACTCTAAATTTAAAGGATAAAAGTCTTGCCGAAGAGCTGGCACTTTATCTAGAAGAAGTTTTACAGCTTCCTGATGATACAAGAGAGAGCGTACTGGAGGTATTTAATGCTAACTATAAAGGAAATTAGTTGGGGAAATTGTTTTAGTTATGGGGATAAAAATAGTATCAAGCTAGATGAAAATAATATAACTCAACTTATTGGGGAAAATGGCTCAGGAAAATCATCTATAGCCCTTATTATTCAAGAAGCTTTATTTAATAAAAACTCTAAAGGAATAAAAAAAGCAGATATTCCAAATAGATTATTATCCGATAAATATTGGATTAAACTTAACTTTGATTATAATTTAAAACAATATGAGATAAATTTAGATCGTAAGTCTACTTTAAAAGTTAAACTTATAGAAGACGGAGCAGATATTAGCTCCCATACTGCTACAGATACCTTTAAAACTATAGAGAAAATACTAGGTATCGACTTTAAAGTATTTGTTCAGCTTATGTATCAGAGTACGACGGATGGACTCTCATTCTTAACAGCCACAGACACTAACAGAAAAAAGTTTCTGATAGATCTTTTTGGTCTTAATGAATATGAAGAGTATCATGAGTTATTTAAGTCTTTGGTGCAAAGTACAACACAAAAAGTTAATCAAACTACTGGATCTATTGATGCAATAACTAATTGGATTCGTAAAAATGAAAATCAATCTAATTTTATGGACCAAATAGAGTTACCTGAGCCACCAACAGATAATGCCGAATTATGGGCCTTAAAAGATAAGGCCAGTAGAATCAAAGAAATTAATCGTAAGATTAATGATAATAATAAGTTAAAAGAGTTACTTGAACAGATTACTTGGGATGAAGATATTATAAAACTTCAGAAACAAGATCCGGCAGAACAAAATGGTAGAGTTGGAGAAATAAACGCTGAGCTTAAAGCTCTTGGTACTTTAGTAACTAAAATAGAATCACTAGGAGATAAGTGTCCTACTTGTGAGCAAGAGATAAATAAAGAGCTACAGGCTTCTTTAGTTAAAGAAGCTAAAGATAAAGCTGTGGCATTAAAAGCAGAAAGAACTACTGTACAAGAAATAATACAACAAATAAATGAGCTTAATAAGCGTATCTCTGATAATAAAACTAAAAAGCAGGAATGGGAAGCTATCTATGCAAAAATAGATAGGTCATTATCTAGAAATATCGAGGATATTAACGATATATTAGATACCATTACAGAACTCGAACAAAAAATTGCGCTAGAAAAACAAAAGTATGATAAAGCTTTAAAAGATAGTACTAATATAGAGAAACATAATGCTCGTATAAAACTTATCTTGGAGCAACTTGAGGAGCATCGCGCCGATTTGGAAAAATCCCAAATAAATTTACGTGCGTTGTCAAATGAGTTATCATTAGTGGAAATTCTAAAAAAGGCTTTCTCCACTAATGGACTAGTTGCATATAAGCTAGAAAATCTTGTGAAAGACTTAGAGCAACTTACTAATGTATATTTAGCAGAATTATCTGATGGTAGATTTACATTATTGTTTTCTATAGTATCCGATAAGCTAAATGTAAAACTTACCGATAGTGGAAATGATATTGATGTAACCGCTTTATCGAGCGGAGAATTAGCACGAGTAAATACTGCTACACTTTTAGCTATAAGAAAGCTAATGAACTCAATATCTAAGACTCAAATCAATATATTATTCTTAGACGAAGTAATAAACGTACTAGATGAATATGGTCGTGATAGACTAGTAGAGGTTCTTCTACAAGAAGAAGGATTAAATACTTTTCTAGTAAGTCATTCTTGGTCGCATCCGTTGCTAAATAAAGTTCACATACAAAAAGTGGATGGAATTAGTAGCATAAAGAAATGAGATTAAATGTTAAAAAAATTATTACTTATATTATTTCTTATTCAGCCAGCTTTTGCCCAACAAGAAAAAGGTATTACTTATAATGCAATTGTAACGAGGGTTATTGATGGAGATACTGTTGCAATTGAAGCAAAGTGGGTTCCTGCTCCACTAAAGCCTGAAATAAGTATACGAATATATGGAGTAGATACTCCTGAAGTAAAAGGCAGAGCACAGTGTCAAACTGAAGCAATTTTAGGCGCAAAAGCTAGTGAATATACTAAAAAATTAGTTTCTGGTGCTAAAGATAAAAAAGTAGTTCTACTTAAATGGGATAAATATGGCGGCAGGATATTAGGCGATATTATCTTAGATAATAAGAGTTTAAGAGAAGCTTTAATACAAAATGGATATGCTAAAGAATACTACGGGGATGCTAAAACCTCATGGTGCTCTAAATAAAGAAATGAGGTTATATGGTAGATTCGAGAGCAAAAGGAGCGCGCGGAGAGTATGCCGTGCGGGATCTACTTAGAGAATATACAAAGTTAGAGTGGGAGAGAACGCCAGGATCTGGAGCTCTTCCATATCTAAAGGGGGATTTATATATTCCTAATAAAAAACAGCAATTTATTATAGAAGTAAAAAACTATAAAGATAGTGCAATAACTGAAAAACTACTTACATCTAGTGTAGCTGATTTACACAAGTGGTGGATCAAACTTGAGCACCAAGCAAACTCAGCAAACTGTATACCAATACTTTTTTTCAAACATGATAGAAGTAAATGGTTTATTGCTGTTAAAATTAAACCAACTAACTCAAAAAAATATCTTTACATGAACCTTCCGCCGTGCTACATTATGCTAGCTGAAGATTGGCTAAAAGAAGAATGGACAAATTATGCTGTTGAAATCAATGGTTGAGGAACCCAAGGATCCAAAAAATACGTTGATAGTGGATGCTCTTAACCTGGCTTTCCGCTGGAAACATGCTGGAAATATATACGATATGCCGTATGGATTCAACGATACAGTTCGATCGTTGGCCAAATCTTATGATTGTGGCAAAATTGTTGTACTGGCAGATGGTGGATCTGCTTGGAGAAAATCACTGCATCCAGGGTATAAAATGACTCGGCGTCTTAAGCACGAGAATGATACTCCGGAGGAAAAAGAAGCCTCTCAGGAATTCTTTGGATATTATGAAAAAACTCTTAAGGATTGCAAGTTTCCAGTTATTAAATTAGCTGGAGTAGAGGCAGATGATATCGCAGCATTTATGGTAGAGCATAAATATGATTTAGATATTAATTCTATTTGGCTTATTTCCTCAGATAAAGATTGGGATCTTCTAATAGAAGAAGATGTTTCCCGCTTCTCTACAGTTACTAGAAAAGAAACTACTGTTGATAATTGGGATTATCCGGTTAGCATTGAAGATTATGTTCACTTCAAAACGCTAATGGGGGACAAAGGTGATGATATTCCAGGAGTTGATGGAGTAGGTCCTAAACGAGCAGCAGATCTAATTGCTGAACATGGCTCTATCTTTGATATTATAGCTAAAATGCCTTTTAAAGGTAAAGCAAAGTATATCCAAGCACTTAATGAGGCAAAAGATCAACTTTTGCTTTCATATCAACTAATTGATATTAGATCATTTTGGGCTGATTCAATAGGTGATAAAATTCCTGAGCTAAAGCAAAAACTTAGCGAGATATACCCACAGGTAGTGTGGAAAGGATAAAATGAAACTTGACTACAGTAGAGATGCTATACTAGATGAGTTTAGCATTAAAACACTAAAAGATAGATACATGCTACCTAGTGAAACCTCTCCTCAAGAGGCTTTTGCTAGGGCAGCTAAAGCATTTGCTGACAATGAAGATCATGCACAAAGACTATATGACTATGCTAGCCAACATTGGTTTATGTTTGCTACCCCACTATTATCTAATGGAGGTAGCTCACGTGGACTTCCTATATCCTGCTTCTTAAATTATGTTGATGATAGCAGGCATGGTATCACAGAAATTTTTACAGAAGATGCCTTTTTATCTTCAGTAGGTGGAGGGATTGGAACGTACTGGGGTGACATCAGATCTAATGGAGTAAAAACTTCTTCAGGTTCTGAAAGCACTGGGGTTATTCCATTTATGAAGGTTAGTGATTCCCTTATGCTTGCTTTCTCACAAGGAGTTACTCGTCGTGGATCTAATGCAGCCTATTTACATATTAGTCACCCTGAAATAGAGGAGTTCCTAGATATTCGTAAACCCACTGGAGATGCAAACCGTAAGTGTCTAAACTTACATCATGGTATTGTAATTCCAGATAAATTTATGCGTATCATTGAGAAAGCAACTGAAAATAAAGGCTTTGATGATTCTTGGCCCTTGATTGATCCACATAATAAGGAAGTTATTAAGATAGTATCTGCTAAGGCTTTATGGATTAAAATAATTCAAAATAGGGCTGAAACAGGTGAACCGTACATTATGTGGGAAGATACTGTTAATGATGATATTCCTGACTTCCAGCGGAGGCTGGGACTTAAGGTTCGTCAATCAAACCTATGTTCTGAAATTACACTACCTACTGACCAAAATAGGACAGCAGTTTGTTGTCTATCCTCAGTTAATCTTGAGAAGTTTGATGAGTGGAAAAACAATGAACAATTTATTCCTGACTTAATTAGAATGCTGGATAATGTTATACAGTATTTTATAGATAATGCTCCAGAACAATTATATAAGGCAATATATTCTGCATCTAGAGAACGATCACTTGGACTTGGTGCTATGGGATTCCATGCCTACCTACAGTCAAAAGGTATCCCATTTGAGAGTCCTATGGCCAAAGGTCTTAATATGCGTATGTTTGCTAAGATTAAAGAAGAGGCAGTAAATGAGACCAAAAGGCTTGCCGAAGAAAGGGGACCGTGTCCCGACGCGAAAAATTTTGCTTCCATTAGAAATGCTCATCTTTTGGCTATTGCTCCTAATGCTAGTAGTAGCATTATCTGTGGCAACACTAGTCCAGGAATTGAGCCATACCGTGCGAATGTTTTTAACCAAAAAACGATGAGTGGCACGTATATGTTAAAAAATAAGTACTTAGAACAAGTACTTGACAAACATGGAATCAATAATGAAAAAACGTGGTCTTCAATTATGGCTAACAGGGGCAGCGTTAGCCACCTCGATCAGCTTACTCCTTATGAAAAAGATATTTTCAAGACAGCCGTTGAAATAGATCAGCGCTGGATAGTTGATATGGCAGCGGATCGTCAAGAGCATATCTGTCAGTCCCAGTCTCTTAATCTTTTCTTTCCAGCTGATGTTAGTAAACAGGAACTGCACTATGTACATATGATGGCATGGAAGCGGGGAGTAAAAACACTTTACTACCTTAGATCAGAAGCGTATCGTCGTTCTGATGATTTATCTAGAAAAACAGAGAAGTATAACTTTGATTTTTCTAAGCCAGTCTCAGATAGTGACTGTGTTGCTTGTGAGGGTTAAATGTTACTAGAAACTAGAGACTATTATAAACCTTTTGAATACCCATGGGCTTTTGAGGCATATAAAGCTCAAAAGAAAATGGAATGGCATCCTGAGGAGGTACCTCTTGCGGATGATATCAAAGACTATAATAATAAACTTAGTCCAGAAAATCGCAAGCTTATCACACAGATCTTTCGTTTCTTTACTCAGGGAGATGTAGATGTTGCTGGTGGATATTGCCAACATTATCTACCAACATTTAAACCACCGGAAGTTCGTATGATGATGGCGTCATTTGCTAGTATGGAAGCTACCCATATTGAAGCATATTCACTTCTTATTGAAACGCTGGGATTATCTGATGATGAATACAAGATGTTTAATAACTTCAAGGCAATGCGGGAAAAGCATGAGTATCTTCAACGATTTAATATGGAGACACCTGAAAACATCGCAAAATCACTTGCAGTTTATTCAGGGTTTACGGAAGGAGTGCAACTCTTTTCCTCATTTGCAATCTTACTTAACTTCCCTAGGCATAACCTTATGAAGAATATGGGACAGATCGTATCTTGGTCTGTGCGAGATGAAAATCTTCATGTTGAAGGTATGACAAAACTATTTAGAACATACATTGAAGAAAATCCTCATCTTTGGACAGACTCTCTTAAGTCATCTCTCTATTCCATAGCAGAACGCATAGTAGAATTAGAGGATGCTTTCATTGATACATGCTTTGAAGGAGCTTCTATACCGGGACTTGTTCCAAACGATGTTAAAATGTATATTCGTTATATCGCTGGACGTCGCCTTAATCAGTTAGGATTAAAAAATATCTTCTATGTAAATGAGAATCCTTTACCATGGATAGATGCTATGATTAACGCTGTTGAACATACTAATTTCTTTGAGAATCGTCCTACTGAATATGCGAAAGCTTCAACTACTGGTAACTGGGAGGACATCTTTTGATAACCCATATTAGAGAGGGACTACAGGTAGGATTTAAAAATACTTGGACATGGCCAATCAAAGATGAGGGAGCCTGGGACTGGTTGCAATACGAAAAAGATCTTCCAGATCGTATAATGCCGTATGTAAAAAATAAAGACTGCTGCATTACAGCAGGTGCACATACTGGAGTATATGCTTATCAATATGCTAGAATATTTAATAAAGTATTTGCATTTGAGCCACATCCCGTTAACTTCTATTGCTTATCAGAAAATGTAATTGAAGAAAATGTTATTAAGTTCCAAGCATGTTTATCAAATCAAAGAAAAATGGTAGGGTTACATACAGAGCATATTCCTAATAGTGGAGGATACTATGTTGTACCTGGAAACTTATGTATGACTATGCTTATAGATGATATACCCGTACAGCCAGATCTTATACATCTAGATGTAGAAGGACATGAGTTCGAAGCTTTAAGTGGTGCAATTAATATCCTATCTACTTCTAGTCCTACTATAGTAATTGAGACAATACCAAATTACAGTACAGAAAAAGCTGAAAAATTATTATATAGTTTAGGCTATAAAGTAGCCGAAAAACTACGACATGATACTATCTTTGTAAAATAAAATAACCCCGGTAGTTTTCACTACCGGGGTTTTTTTAATAGTTTGTCACATCAACAACAATAATACCATAATTTGGATCTGAGTAACTATCAGAATAGCCCGGAGTTCCACTATAAGTATAGTCTTCAAATGCTCCATCTGTTACTGATATAACATTAGAGCTAACTGTAATGTATCCTAACGTACTACTATATGCAATAGTTCCACCTCCTAGATCATCGGCAGTCCAAGATAATCCATTACTTGTTTGTATAACAGCATAGCTTCTTCCACTCGTATAAGTACCAGGAGCAGAACCAGATATTCTTATAGGTTTTCCCCCTGTTTGGTATAAAAGAATACCTGAAGAATTATAGACCCGTAATCCTGCATTACCAGTTACATTAACTCCCTGATCAAATACATAATAATTAAATGTAGTATTGTTAGTTCTAGACATTATAGTAAAAGTCCAAGTACTACCTGAAATAGATATAAAAAAGCTACAAACTGGATTACTATTATTACTAAGTGCAATCATTGGACTAATACAATTATTAACAGTAATTTGGGTTTTGTATACTGTTCCACCACCTACCGTTTGAGAGGTGTTACAGGTACCAGAGCCACTTTGTCGTAGTTGAAAATTTGGTCTTGAACCATCTATCTGGTAGACTCCATAATCATTTTTTATACGTAATCCAACCATTAGTATACTCCATAAATTAATTTATATGTTCCACTACCTCTACCACTCCACGACCAGCTTAGTAGCGTACCTGTAGTACTTATCGTGGGCATTTCTGCCCCAAAGCTAGCTACTGATACTATCATCCAAAACGGAGTTCCAGATGTTAAATCATTATCAGTTAAATTTCCATCTACAGTACCAGTAAGAGTTGTTACTCCTAGTACTCTACCAAGTTTGCTAGTTGTGTCAAATATAAGATTACCTGAAGCGTCATATTCTCTCAATCCTGCTGGCATATGTCACCATATGCCTAGCTGGACACGTAGTACGTTTGTACTATCATAAACTTCAATAATATTATCTTTGATCTCAACCCTAGCACCAGTAGTTGCTGTTCTAAGAGTACCTATTGTTGCTGTAATAGCTGATAGAGATGTAACATTCATTTTATTTGCGGCAACAGTACCAGTTACAAGTAGATTTCCATCTATAACTTCTGTTTGGTTATCCCACGAAGTTCCGTTGTATATCCAAACAGACTGTCCTGTTGGGGCTCCTATTGTTCCTTTAAAGAACCAAGCTTGATCACCAGCTACAGCAGTACCTGGAGTAGTACCAACAAATACTCCTTTTGTCCAAGCTTCCGCTGCGTCTCCTGAAGTAGCTGGTAATCTACCGTCTGTTCCTGTAGCATAATCTATTGCATCAACATCAATATGCCATCTACCAGCACCTCTAGCTCCATTGGTACCATTAGTACCATTAGTTCCGTTTGTGCCATTAGTTCCAGCCTTCGATTTACTAAAAGATTGAACTTTAGTTATAGTGAAGGAGGCTCCATTAATACGCTTACCAGTTATAGTGTAGGTTATAGAAGCCTGATCAGCAGTCATAGCACTATGATTATTTACCGTAGCATATGTTCCGCTATCTGTTATACTACCAACCGTAATATTTGTTGGAGTACTAGATAGTGTCCATGAACTATTAGCCGTACCTACGCCATCATAGTTTAATTCTGTAGTACCTTCATATACTCGTATTGTGGTTCCACTACCATTATAGGTAGAAACTGTACCACCACTATCTGCAGGAAGAACATGTGCCTCATTACTTAAAATAGCATCAAGAGAATTACTGCCATCATAGAGTTTAAGTATTGTTACTTCATCGAATTGACTTCCAGAAAGACAGCGTACTCTTAATGAAGTAGCTGATCCCCAAGCTGTATTGTCATGAGCCAGCGAGTATGTCGAAGAGGTTTGAGTTCCAGACAGGTTAGTCCAAGCAGTACCATTCCAATATTCCCAGTCATAAGTTGTAAGCCCCCCGAATAAGCTAGCAGAAAGTGTTATAGATAAGCTAACTGGAAGAGTTGCTCCAGCAAGATACTTAAATGTTTGATCTCCTGTTATAACAACATATTGTGCATTAGTACCATTTGTACCATCAGTACCTGCTTTTGACTTTGATATCTTATACACTTTATCTAGGGTAGCTGTACCATTAACGGCTCTTAATGTAAAAGTTTCAGCATCAGTTGTCCAAGAAGCACCTGATAAGCTGTAAACCCCAGTAGTTTTATTTAATGTAAGAGTTAATCCATTTTGAACTTTTGTCCATGTTGTGCCACCACCATCAGTTCCACCAACTATACTAAAGGTAGATGATGTTGTTACTTCTGTTGTACCCTTAAAAACCTTATAAGTACCACCGGCATCAGTTAATGCATAACCTGTTCCACCAGAAGTAGCAGCAACTACATGTGATTCATTACTTAAATATGCATTATAAGAATTTTCCCCATCTGCAAGAATAGGAACAGTCTCAACATCTAATAGAGAAGTTGTTCCCCCAGAAAGATAGAGTTCTCCTTTAACATACTTAACACTACTTGGAATAGTATAAGTTCTTGATGTTTCATCGGCTGTACTTTGATCTTGAAGTGTAAAAGTTGTTCCGTTTGTACTAGTATATATTTTAAAACGTCCCGAATAAGCCACTGGAGCGCTAGTTCCGCTTATAGACCATCCATAAAAAGTTATAGTTGATGGTGTATACGTACCATCTGTATTTTGCTTAATACCTCCAACTGAAGGATCTAAGCGATAATTAACTCCACCACCACCAGCTGCACCAGACTTAACTTTAGTAACCGTAAATCTAGCTTGACGAGTTACATATCCAGTTCTAGTAATACTAAAATCTACGTAAGCTTGATCCTGACTAATTGCAGTAACAGTATACTTTTTAGAGATTCCATCATCGGCAGTTGTTAGTGAACCAGTAACGCCTGTGGCTGAAGGAGTAATTGTCCATAAGTTTGTAACATTAGTTTGACCAGAAAATACTTTAATTAGCGTTTCTGCTCCGGTAAAACCTACTGGAGTACCATCAGATAAGCAAGCTATTGTATGCGCTTCATTTGATAAATCTACAGTAACTGCATCCGTTAATACTGGATTCCACTGTAGCGCATTAGCATCCCAACTATATACTTGATTAGAGTTGGTATCTAATACAGTTTCTCCATTATAAACACCAGTTATGGTTGTAATATCTATACTTCTTGTCCCAGTTAATCCTGTTACAGTTTGTACCCATTGAGTTCCATCCCATAAAAACATAATGGAGTCAGTAGTTCTAAACCATAAAGATCCAGCAGAAGGGCTAGTGGGAGCTGTTGCAGATTCTGTAATAGTACTTGGGCTACCTTGTACCCACTCTGTTCCACTCCAACTATATATAAGATTATCAGTAGATAAAACAACTGTACGCCCAGCATAATTTCCCACAGTAGGTAAGGATGTAACAAATTCTACTGGAGAATTATTCTCTGATTTAACTGTAAAGTATGGTTCAAGAGAATACGCCGAACCAACTCTAGTTATTTTACCTACAATAATATCATTTATAATATCGGGATAATATCTGGGTATTTGCACATCCCCAGCAGTAGTGATAGGTCTATCTACTAATATTGCTTTATCATTAATATATTTGTTAAGTATACACCACTTATTTCCAACTTTTACTAATTGAGACTCTTTTCCCTGTAGCATTGAAAAACTAGATACACTACTTTTTATAACAGTATTATCTACCGTTACATTTGCTGTAGCGGCTAGGGTAATCAATGCATCAATGGGTGGAGTATCTGTTATATCTTGATAATAAACTGCTTTTAAGCTTGTCGAGGAATCAGGAGATTGTGGAAGTTCTGTTATCTCTTTAAAGATCCTAAAACCAGTTGTAGTATCTGCTCCCGCATTAGTAGCAGTTGCAGTATTCCAAGTAACTGATGTAGTTGTAGAACTACCAGAATCACTATAAATCTGTCTAGCAATATATAATGTCTGTCCAATAGTAAAACTACCGGGAGTTAAGCTCCAACTATTTGGTGTAGTTGGAGCAGTAAACTGACCAGAGGACCATGTGTAAGTGCTAGTACCACTAGGAAATGTGGTAGGAGCTCCAGTTGATGACCATCTATAAACATCTAGTATAGCAGTTCTAGTAGTAGCTACCGCTGCATAAGTTAGTGGATATACTATATTAGCAGTAGGCCAAGTTACTGTACTTGTAGAAGTTGCCGCACTATCGGATATAATAACTGAGATACCCCATAGAGTTTGTCCAGCACTAGCAGATCCAGGAGTTAAGCTCCATCCATTAGTTGTTGCCGGTAGTGTAAAGGTACCATCTGCCCATGTATATGTACTACTTCCCTGTGGATAGGTTGTAGGTGCAAAAGTACCCCACTTATACAATTCTAAGTAACCCACCCTTTGCCCTATGTTACCACCCCCTCTATTTAGGGTTGCGGCTGGCAAGCAATAACATAGCCAAGCAGTTTCGCCATCTGCTACGTTATTTATGGTTATACCAGTATAGCTCATAGTTTTACTCCATTATTGATAACTGCCTCCACCCCTGAAGGAGATGTAAATTTATAATAGTTAGAAATAGATATAGTATTGTTATTTATAATAATAGGCTTACTAAAAGTTCCACCCTTAACAAGTCCAGTTTGTACAACTTGTCCAGGAATAGACTTATTGTTTAGTACAGAGATTTTTGTAAATTTAGGTTTTGACATTGGTCCTGCAATGCTTTTAACCTGTATACTGAACTCATAATCTCCGCTAAGTATGTTAGTAACTGTATAAGTTGTAGAGTCTGGAGAAATTTCTGCCGTTACAGGTTGACCCGTAGAATCAATATATTTTATTATAATTCTATCTAAGTTTTGATATCGTACCTGTAGTACTCCTGAACCTTCAGTAGGCATTGTCCAACTTAAAACTATATCCGCTGTTTGTACACCTGCAGCATCTTTCTTTAAACCTTCAGCACCTAGTGTTTTATACATAACAGCAGCGGTAAAATTAGTAACAGAAGGTATATCAACCTGATAAGGAACAACTTGAGGAGCATCCGCAATATAGTCCTCGCCTATTAAATCAAATTTACTGTTATAGTGCTCAGCAGCTGAGATACTATAACTACCGGGAGACTCTTCTGATATGCCTAATATCTTATATTCTTTTATTCCCGCTGTAGTTTCTACGCCCTCTGATGTATAAGCAGTAATTGCCCATATAAACTCTGATAAAGGAGCTACAGAAAATGCAGAGCCTACAGTAAGTGTAGTAATATTTGTACCAGCAGCCGTTGTTATAGTTCTAGTCTCTATATGTGTATCAGGACTATACTGCGTATAAACTGGATTACCACTTGTGTCAACTAGTACTGCTGATTCTCGCTCAGCAGGTATAGAAGGTTCAACATCTGGGAGTATATCTCCTTGAACAAATGTTTGAGGAGTTCCTCCAACTGATATAGTTGCAGTTTTTTGAGCTAAATATGTAGCTGATCCTGTAACTAAACAGTGTAATTTATATGTATATCCACTTTGTAAAGTAATAGGAGAATCAATGGTTACTTGAGTAGTTGTAGCAGATACTATACGTCCAGAGAATCTTACTGAGTTTCTATCTGCATCTTGAATGCCAATAATACTCCCTGGCCTAAGATAGCCAGCATTCTCTCCTGTTCTAAAAGATACAACTTCTTTTTGCATCTTAGATGTAAGTAACTTCCACTTTGCATACCGAAGTGCCTGGCTTCTGCTAGTAGCCCCAAATGCAACTACTTCCTCAGTAAAAATACGATTTTTTGCAACGATATCTTCAATATCATCATATATCTCTACTGCTTGTTCATAGAAATTATTGCGATCATTATACGTCACGGCTATTTGATTGGGTCTAGTTTTAGTACCAGTACCTTCATAGGAAAATGTACCTTGAATATTTCCTTTTGTAAATACATATACAGGTTCTCCTGGTCTATCTCCTTCTACAGTAAACTTACCTTCTACCCAATACGGAAGTGCTAACATAGTTGTACAGAAATCTTTTATAACTTTATACGCTTCTGTAGATTGAGTTAAATATACCCCACAGGTAAATCTAGGTTCAAGTCCCCCAGATCCATTTGGTACAAGTTCATCGCAGTATCTAGCTAGTGAGTATAGCGAATAATCATTTATTTCTTGGCTAGAAATCCAATTACCCAATCCCCATCTTTTGTTTAAAAGAATCTCTCTTAAGTTCCAAACTGGATTATCGCAGTATGTTCTTTTAAATGTTCCATTCCATAGACCACTATAAGAAGCTACTCCTGTGGTGGATTCTTGTCTGGTTGTATAGTTCGATGGAACCTCTACTTGTACCCCATAGCAATGATAGCGTCTTTCAGGAAGCTGTCCACTAAATTCATTACTATCCACCATTATTGCAGCGTATCCTGAATGTGGATACGTTAATTTATCGGTAATGAAAGCTTGAACGTTTTTTAGTGTACTTCCATTAGTGTACGAAAGATATTCTTTATCATACTGTGTATAGTTATCTGGAGTAACTCGTCTAACTACAACCCTGAAACTTGTAAATGGTTTAAATTCTTCGATACTAAAACGGAAGGAATAATCAAAAGAAACTTCTCTTTGAGCGTCTACATCTCCAGATTTATTATTTATTACTGAGACTGGAACCTGATTATGCGTAAGGTATAAAAGAGAGGAGGCTAAATTTACTTCCTCTGTAGTAGGACCAAACATAAGTTTAGATACGTAAGGAGTTACACCATTGTCTTCTGTAGTTCTATATTCAAAGAATATTTGAAAGGTTGCAGCAGCTCTATTAGTAGTACTATTTTTACTATCTGTTAAATTTAATCCACTGGGAAAATTTATAGTAACCACTAACTCATCTATTTCTGAAGCAACTCCGCCCAGTTGAGATGAGGTAACTACAACTTCTCCGCCGCTAGTAGCTCCATCAGCGAGTTTTCCACCTATACCGCCCCCTATAAAGTTTCCTAGTTTATTTGCATTAAAATAGTCTATATACTGCTTAAGCTCTGCGCCAGAGTTGTATCCATAGCTTGCCTGATTAAAAGAAGGAAAATTTATTACTGGAGTTTGGTTTAATGCACCTCCACGAAAAGCTACCCTAACATCCCTAAAGTTTGTAGAACTAGAAACATTTTCATAGTTTAATTCATTATTTGCACCAACTAATATAATTGGACTTGATGGAATAATTGCAGCGGCAGTCTGCAAGTTTGCTCCAATCGGCGACGTGGTTCGCATAGTTGCCAATGAGTAGTGATCCCAAGTAACTGTTCCAGAAGTTGCGGTAAAAGTACAAATTTTATCAAGTACAGCTTGAGTAGAGCTAATTATCTGTATAATTTCTCCCTCAAATACTTCTCCCGCTGTACTTCTAACTCTAATCTTTTGATATAGTCCACCATCCCCTGCGGTATTACTTGCTAACATACTATTAGTAAAAAAACTACTAGAAGTTGTAACATTAGGAGAGCCTACTGTTACAGAAGCTAAGTTAGTAGATCCACCTCCACCTATAACTAGTATAGGTCTTACTTCACCACTAATATACGTATGTGTAAAGTTTATCGAAGATGTACTAGGCATGGATAAACTACCAAATGCCGAACGAGAATCATACTGTGTAATTGATACTTGCTTTAATTCACTTTTATTAACAATTGGAGTTTTGTTTAAATAAATAGAGTTAAGCCCATTAACTAAAGTTATTGGGCCCTCACTAATTAAGTCATAAACAACTGCATTATTTGTTATACCTGCAGAAGTGCCTATAGATCCAGTGCTAGAATAGTAAGTTGCCATTAATATATTCCTTTATTTAGTACCTGCTACCAGTTCCCATATTAGCATCGGTAATAAGTTGACCCGGTGTAGGATCCACAGTATTGTTAGTATCTATAACTGGTGTTCCTGGTACCGTTGGTGTAGTACCTCCACCATTATTAGTTCTATCAGATGACCCATATGTAGTAAGAGTTCTTACTGCTCCCGATACAGCACCTGAACTAATTACAACTCCACCAACTATCATTTCTCCAAATAGAACAGGTACAGATACTCCAGATGCTACAGTATTTTCAGGTCCTTCAAAAAGATAATTACTATCATTTGTATCTACAGACGGATCTGGTGCCATAAGCTGGGCAAGTCCTGTAGTTGCTAAAGATACTCCAAGCACCCCAATACCTGCTAAAGCAAGCTGACCTGCCACACCAGCAACATAGGCTGCTGTACCTACACCTCCGGCAATTGTTCCAGCTCCTAGGACACTTACCGCACCCCCAGCACCTGCTAATGCACCTGCAAATGGAAGGGCCCACCAAGCAAAAGCCAAAAGAGCGATACCGGCTATAATTTTTGCACCGCCAGACTTAGCACCTGCTGGAATAGGAGTAATAATTATTGTATCTTTAGTAATATTATATAGTAATTCATCTTCTCCTATAAAGTCCTCACCAACTTGAATAGAAAAGTTACCACCAGCTTCAACAAAATCTATTAATTCCTTACGAGATTCTGGATAATTAGCCTCTAGACAAGCAATGGCGTCTGTAACCCTATTTGCACGTATATTCCACTCACGTCCATATTTATCTCCAATAAACCCTTCGAATATTATATTTTTCATACCTATAAATTCCTTTTATAAATTCTCCCCAGAATGGGTATATATTTTCTCTACAAGAAAGCCTATTATGGGCATGATGAAATATTAAATCATTTTCTAAATATACACCTAGATGATTACAAACTTTATGATTAACAGCAAAAGTAAGTAAGTCTCCATATTCTGGTATATCTACTTTCTTAAAGGGTAATTTACTAAGTTCATCTTCTATATATGTATATCCTTTAAGCCACCAATCATCTACCCACTCTTCATGTCTTGGTTCAAGTAATACATCATGTCGAAGGTACCAGTCTCTTGCTGCCTCGAAACAATCTTTCTTTCCGAAAACATATTCTCTACCTAATAAACCCTTATAATTATCAGGTTGTACAATTGTATATTCCAGAGAATCTCTATTAAATATTATATATGGGATTTTTATAGAATTACAAGCCACAATATCATATTCGCTAGGTATACAATTGTTTAAATGAGCATGAAAAATATACAATATATCTCCAGTTAGAGAGTATTTTGTAAATTCCCTATGATCAAGTTCAAAGTTATCTTCTTTACTAGAAGAAACATTTTTTATTGGTATAAAAGTTAACTTACCTTTTTTAAGATAAATGATCCCGCATGGTTCTGCGGGATCATTATATGTCTTTAACCAACTTTTAATATTATCTAGAATACCTTCTAGCGGCGGGGAATCCACCATAGGGAAGCTCCTTTGTATTATCTAAGTCCACAGAAACCACTCCACTTTCTATCTTAGCCCTAAATCGAATAGCACAGCTAGTTAACTTTTTTCCGCATAAATCAATACGTTTCCAATAGTAAGAGTTAGTAAGCGGATCTTTATTTTGATTAGGATTTATGGCCATATAGATTTTATTATTTCTTATAACACAATTATTATAATTACTATCACTATAGGTAACATAAGAAGTAACTGTATCCCATACTGTATATAGTTTTACACGTCTAAAATTTGCAATATTAAAAGTACCACTTGAGCCTACTAGAGCTTGATAGTATAAGTTAGCTGAAACACTAGTAGTTCCTCCGCCCACATTATTTCTAGTTACTGTTCCTGATACTTTATATAAGTTTCCTTTTACTGCTGTACCTGCATAAGTAGTAAAGTTACTATCAACACCAGAAGATAGCCAATTATTATTTATATCAAAATAAGCTAATACAGAATTATTACTTGCTTCTTTAAATGTACAACCACCTATTTTTTCTCCACTTCTATCAGAAGCTGCCCCTTGATAAAACCATGGGCACGTATTAGGTACAATAATTCTGCTAGGTATACTTACCCCGGCTAGATCAAATGCCGTTGTTAGTTCAAAAGTAACTGTTAGTGGTGTCTCACTTTCTATCCTATCAATAATGAAAGATTGTATAGGAAGTTCAACCGGGGGATTAGAAGTAAGATTATCTGCTAGTGTTCTTCTTCTTACAACTTTTGCCCCAAGTAATCCATCATTACTTATACCAACTTGGTCCTTGAAAGTAGATAAAACATTAGCAACAATAAGTCTAGGTCTAGCATAGGCTCCTTCAGACTTATGTTCATATCCTGTAAACTCTATAGGTAGTGGTATATATGTTCCAACTACAGCATTATTTATATAATCTCTAAAAGTTACTTGAGTATGGTAGTTTGTAAAGTAGTAATTAGTGCCAGAGATAGTAAATATAAATAACTCTACTAAATCATTCTCTACTCTTTGTTTATTAAGATCATCTACTATCATAGGAATACTACCTCTGCTTGTGCTTCAATTTTACCATATAAAGAGTTTAAAAGTATAGTGTTCCATGAATTTATAACAACTTTTTTGGTAATAGATCCAGGAAAACTAAAAAGTATAGTTTTTGTACCTTTTAGATCACTAAAATACGTATCTATAACTTTTATATACGCTCTAGGACGATTTGCTATAGTAAATGTAAATGTCTCTTCAATATAGTTGATACCATCAACTCTTGATTGTTCTAAGAGAAAATCTTGAGATCTCTGCTCTAGTTTTCTTATAGTTGCATCTATACTAGGATTTCTATCTACTGTAACAACTGTAGAAGAAGCGAAGTAAGGTGTTGGAACTGTAAAAGTAATCATTATGTACCTCTAAACACTTCATTAAACTCTGTACTTAAGGAGTATAAATAGCCATTCATAAAAGATTTTGAGTACTTTGATACATTTACCTTTACTAGTTCAGAGGATCCGTCACTTACAATATAAAAGTTAGGTACAACTGCTGCACCAAGAAGAGCAAAGTAGGATTCTATCAAATTTATCTCTTCAATGTCACGACCACTAAAAGATGCAGAAATTACTCTTCTTCTAGGACCAATGGGGATGGATAGTGAATATCCATCCCCGAACTTGGTAACTCTTTTTGGCATAGTATTCTGTATACTAACACCATTATCTAGATGAATTATCCTATCTCTAGTTAAGCTTAGTGTGCCGCTAGGAATAGTGAACCTTACAATCATTATGCTGCCCCGTATCTATTAAGCATACCTCCAGGCATTTTTTGTGCCTGAAGTTCTTTCTGAACAGCTGTTGCAATTGCACGTCCAAGATTATTCATATCCATACCCTCTGTCTGTGTAGTAGTTTGCCCATTGCTGGACATATTGACATTTACCGAAACATTATTTTGCTGCGAAGTTCCCTGACCATGCATTTGAACAGGTATAGCTCGGCCATTTGGAAGAGGAACAACGGCCTCATTATAACGACCTTCTCCTACAAGATATGTTGGCTGTCTTATGATGCCTTCAACACCACTAGCCCTATTCATAACCCCGCCGATGGCCATTGGTATTATACCACCATTAGCTAAACCAATAGTAGAGGACCGTGGTTTTACACCTTTTGCTGCTCCAGGTATTGTTCCCCCAGCGGCGGCCGGAATAGGAGGTGCTCCCATGAGTGTTCTTATTGCAGCAATAGCTGTTTCTATAGCAAGCTGTACCAGAAGTTCCGTTATAACCCTAGCTATAGTAGCTAGTATAGCCTTACCCATATCCTTAAAAGCTTCTGAACTTTTCTTGGATCCATCAATAATGGAAGCAAATGCATCTGTAAAGCTTGAGTATACAGAATCCATTATTTGTTGTGTACCATCCAAATATGTATTCATAGTGCTTAAAGCAGCTGCGGTATTTTGAATATTAGCAACCATTGCAGGATTACTAAGAAGTTCTAATACTCTTACTGAATCTCCACCACTTATTTGATTTAGTACAGTATCAAAAGCTTTCTGCATCTGTGGAGGCATAAATCCTGCAGCTCCTAGTGTTGCCTTATTGATGCTCATTTGTCTTTGTGCTTCTAGCATTCTAGCAATAGTATTGTCTGTAGTTGTTAGAGGAGTGTTAGCTTTTTCATTAGATAGTTGTTGTTTATATAGTTGTAGTTGAGTACCTCGTAAGATTTCTGTAGCAAGGAGCTGTTCATAGTATTTCGCATCTGTGCTACTTAATATATTCCTACCTAATTCTTTAGCCCTCTCATCTTTTGAATTCTTAATAGCGTTCTCATACTCTAGTCTAGCAGTTTGATAATTTATATCTAAAATTTGTTGTTTTAAGGTTGTTTCAGTTTCAAAATTACGTATCTGATCTTCTAAAAATGCTATTTTATCTTCATGTTCTTGCTTAGCTAAGTCATACTCTTCTTTAGCTGTAAGATTTCTACCCTGTAACGCAGCTTGCCTCTCTAGGCCACGACGTCTACCCTCTAATTGAGCAGCTCTTAGATCACTAGTTGCACTAGTCTGCTCCTTTATAAGATCTAGAAGTTTTTCTTCATCTTTTAGTTTTTCAGAACGTAGATATTTTTCTCCATTATAGTATTTTATAATTAGTTCAAAAGAAGTTTTTTTACTTTCAAGAAGGCGCTTTTCCTGATCAATAGCAGCAGTTGCTGCGTCCTTTCTAGCATTTTCTGCACCTATTTGAGCATTTATAGAGTTAATTTCAGCTTGCGTAGCAGTTTTATTAGCTGCTTTTTGTTGCAATTCTTTTACTTTTGCGTCATTATTTGCTACTATTTCCGCTCTTCTTTTTGCTAGTAAATCTATTTCTTCCTTATAAGTGGATAAAAACTTTGTTTGGTCTGATATAGCAGATATTCCTTTATCAATATCAATACCTTCAAGTTTTAACTTATTAACTTTATCTAGCTCTTCAGCTATTTGTTGGGTAGTTTGCGCAACCTTTAGGTTACTTTCTGCGGTACTAACAGCAGAAGAGGCTCTTGACGCAGCCGCGCTTAGGTTAAGATAAGAATCTTTAAGAGCATCAGTCTCTGCCTTAGCCTTCGTAGTTGACTCTGCAGAGTTTTCTAAAGCAACTCTAAATTCTTTTAATATGACCTCCATCATATTATCCTTAATTAAACCAGGTGGCATAGCCTGTATATAACTGTAAGTACGTAAAGTGTAGGCTAGCTTACTATAATTATCAATGGCGTCTTGCATTGTTTTAGTATCTGCACCCATTAAAATAAGTTGATTCATTTGTTCAGTAAACTTATCTAAAGGATTGTCTTTTATATACTGTGAAAAAACATCAATAGTAGTTTTTGTATCAATAGTATTATTTTTAAGATCAGTAAAAAATTTATTTATTGAATTAGAGTTATCATTTATAGATGCAGCAATTTTATCCATTGGGGTTGTAGTGACCTTATTAAATTCCGCAAATGCATCAGTTACAGCCTTACCAGAATCAGCTAAATCTCTATAACTACTTGTTATGTTAGCATTTTTATCTAGTAAATTTCTAGCTATAGTTAATGCTTGTTCTCTACTTTTTGCTAATCCAATTTCTGCAATTGCAGCATCTACCGCTGCTTCACCACTAGTAGCCAATGTACTTTGAAGTACGGCTTCTATTTTCTCAGTCTCTATAGAGGTAGCATTTAAATCTTTTAATTTCTGTTCAAGAGAACCATACTGTTTTATACCTTCACTTATATTCATTCCTGAAAAGGGATTCACAGTTGGTGCTGCATTTACTTCAAAACGACCTCTACTTAATAATCTCGGTATTTCAATAGAAGATTTTTTAACTTCATCTATAGTTTTATCTAAGTCGTCTCGTAGAGCTTTTGCTTGGTTAATAAGAGCATCGAAAGCTTGCCCACCCTTACCAGCCTTACTTAATTTGGTAATTTCAATATTTTGTTGTTTTAAACTATCCGCAAAATCTTTGGCAGCTTTATCTGCTTCTCTCTGCCCAGCAGTAATAAGATCTATTATGCCAACTATAGCTTGAAAGCCCATAATAAATGCTGAGATAGGCCCAAGTAGCATACTTATACCACCACCAAGCAAGCCAATTGCTCTAGTAGCACCAGAAACAACTCCACCTATTTTTGAAAATCCTTTAACTGCAGTACTAACTACTTTACCTGATTTCTCAGAGGCTTTTAATCCTGCCTGGGTAAAGTTGTCCATTTCTTGGCCAAATGCAACGCCTATTCCCTTAAATAATCCTTTAATCCCAGATACTGGGCCACGAGCAAAAGCTTCCTGTATATCCGCAAAGACAACCTGTTGTTGCGTTAAAAGTATACCTTCTTTTTTAAGATTATTTACTTGAACTTCTGCTGCCGCCTGTTTCTGTTTTTCTATAGTAATAAATTTTTCATTTTGAATAATATTATTTAAATCTTTTTTTCGTTGTTCAAGTGCTGCTAAAGCTTTTGTATCAGCTGCAGTTCCTTTTGCTTTTTCTATTTCTATTTGTTTACCTAATTCAAGATGATCACTTTGTAACTTAGAAATTATTTCGCCACGTTTAGTTTGATCTTGAGAAAATATTCCTTTACCAACAGTTTTTGCTTCATCACCAGTATAAACTTTACCAATACCAGCTCCAATATCTCTCTTTATATTTTTCTGTTCAGCTATAGCATCTTTTGATACTTTTGCAAAATATTCAGTTTTAGCTGTTACTCTTTCCATCTTATTGGTTAAGTCTTCAAGCGATGCCCCAAAAGAGGGTATAACTTTACTAGCTGCTGAACCTAATACAGCAGTTAAAGGTATAAGTGCAAGTGCTGGTGCTTTAGCAAGTAGATTAATAAAAGGTGTTAATATATTTGCAACAAGCTGTAATAACTCTGTACCAAGTGTTCGTACTGAAGCGGCCAACTGATCAAAAGCATTTACAGGTATTCTATCAGCAATATCTTTATATTTATCTAAACCTTGTTCTGCAACTGCATTAGCAAATGCTTGCTGTCTTTCTGTTTTAGTAAGTTGAGAGGCTAATTTACCTTGCTGTTTTGCATATTTATCTACAGCATCATCAAGACGAACCATAATACCAAGTTCATCAAGAAGTTCTGGTTCTAACTTAACCACACCTCTCACAAGTCTATCAAGAGAATCTCCCATATCTCTACCAAGAGCAGAAGCGGCCCCTTTAGCGATAGTGGTAAGATTTTCTAGCATCTTGGGATTTAATCCCCCTGATACTCCTAAAGCAGTTGCACGCATAGCATCAGTTGCTGAAATTGCGTCCCCTGTTATTGTTTGTAACTTTTTAGAAACCAGTGTTAAAGAAATTCCAGCTTGAGCTCCAACAAGTTCAAGGCCCTTACGAAGCTGCTCAGTTTGAGCAGCTTTTTGTAAGGCCTGAAAAGCAGCAGTAACAGCAAATAAGTTAGCGGCTAGTGTAGCATATGCTGCAACGAAGCCACCAGTATCAGAACCTCCAGCCAATGCAGCAAAGTCACGTCCTTCGGCCCCACGACTACCTATTGCACCACGGGCCTGCCTATAGCTACGCGTACTTATGCCGGCGGAAGACATTGCCTGTTTCCCGGTTCTAGTGTCTCTAATATCATTTCCGCGAAGTGAGGCATTATTGGTAGCATTTATAGCATCCGTCAGCCTTCTCTGGTTTTTAATTGCTCCATCA